TGCTGCCGCCCTTCCTTCTGCTGTTGTGCGGTCGTAATCTTCCGTGCTCACGGTTTCAACTAAATATATAAGATAGCCGCCGCTTATCTGCCCCGTTGCTTCCATCTGTAAAACAACCTTTCCAATGTTCTTTACATTGTCCGTTCCCACTACTGCATAAATGCGGCTTTTCTCATGTGTTTTTACCATTGACTTTCCCCGCCTTTCTGATATAATGATTTTAGGTTAGATTTCCAATGAACGGACTTGAAAAGGCCCCCGCCTTTCAAGCCCGTTTTTTGTTACTCATTTTCAAGTCTTTCACGTTCCCCCGCGCTGATATAATGAAGAACCCGTAAGATCTGGCCGCGCTGCTCTCTTGTGATTTCTCCGACTGCTGCCGCCTGATCCGCGGTTCCTGCATAATATCCGGTGTGATATTCCAATTCCTGCAGCGTCCCGCAATTTGTCAGGGTGAATACTGCCAGAAGAATTTCGCTTGTTTTCTTTCTCTGTCTTCTGGCCTTGCTGTTTCTTCTTGCGATCCTGATCGCTCTTTCAATTCTTTTCCACATGGTTAGATCTCCTTTTCTCAAATTCTGCCTTGTCGATCGGGTTTGCGTATGGGTTGAAACCGAACATTCCGGCCGCGTGTCTGTACGGAACCGGGTTCACTGCCTTGTCGTCTATGTAAATGTCGGCGTTTATCTTCCTGCAGTCGTTCTTGTATAGGTCGATCAGTTCCGGAAGGTTCGCGTTTACTGTGTCGAATGTCAGGCCGCGGGCCTTGCACCACTCCACCGCTTCTTCCAGAAGGTCGCCTTCTCTGTTGGTCCATAAGATCAGGCGGGCGCCTGCTGCCTGCTGTTCTTTCAGGTGTTCGATCAGGATCTCGTTTTCCTCTCCGATCTCCGGCCACGCCTGCTTGCAAAGTGTCCCGTCAAAATCTACGGCTATTACCTGATTTCCTTTAAGGTCCATTAACTCGCCTTCCTTTCCTGCTGCCGTTCTGCCATTAAAGACAGGTTAAGCGGCTTCATGTTTCGGATCGCGTCGTTTAGCTGTGTTTCATTTGTGATCCCCATTTCTGCCAGTGCTGCTTCGATCGCTTTTCTCTGGTTCATAATTCGCCCCGCCTTTCTGCTTCTGATAAGCATTGATCCACGGCCCGAAGGTCTATACTGCTAATAATGCCTTTCCGGGCCATGGCTGCGGTTTGTATCGCTTCCACGGCCAGATCAAGGGCTGTTTTGTAAATGCCTGTCAATTCTTCGTGTAACGCTTCCGGATCGTGGTTTTCTTTCACTCCGATCCAGAAATTATTCATTAAAATATCAAGGTTCCCCGCTTCTTCCTTTGCTTTCTCTGCTTCTTCCAGAATTACCGCGAAGGCTTCATGTGTGGAATTGAAAAGCGGGAACTTCTGGTTTGCTGCTTCCAGTTCCTTGTCGATAAGTCCGTAAAGGTCACGTTTTACAACGTCGCTCATGGTTAGATCTCCTTTCTGTCTCTTAAACAATGCCGTGATAGTTATTTTCGGCACAAATACGGTTGAAGTCGTCCAGAAGGCCGTCACGGTACCGGCTTACTTCTAAGGCCTGATAGCCTGCGTCGTAAAGGCTGTTTTTTATCGCCTGCCATTTTGCGCCTATGTATATTTCCAGATAATCATTAAAATAAACCGTGTTCGGCTCGAATACGGTAAGGCCCGTTTTTGGATCTGTGGCCCTGCGTCTACGCTTCTTCTTTGCCGGTTCCTCTGCTGCCGGCGTGTTCTGTCTCTTCATGCTCTTTTTCCTTTCCGAAAATAACCACCATAGACGGGAACGGCGCCGCGTCCTTGCAGCCGCCGAATTTCAGACGGCCTTTAATGAAGCGAATTTCCGCTTTGTGGTATATGTAATCGTGAAAAAACCTTGTGTCAGTGCGCGCCGGAATAAGTGCAACGACAACCGTTCCGGGCTTCTTCGCTTCTTCGTAGCACTTCCGGATCCATTCGCCCGTTGATATTCGGCCGTATGGTGGATTGCAGAAGACGCGACGCCCCCCCCCAATCCTTCAAAAGTCCGTTTTCCTCTTTTGTGAAATATTCCTTACACTTCGCGTTTTCTGCGTCTGCGCAAGGATCCAGATCGAAGTGAAATTCTTCGTCCAGTTTGTCGAAAAAGTCCTGTGGTGTCGCCCAGTCTTCCTTTGTGCTACTGAATAGGGCTTTGCTTAATTGTGCCATGGTTAGATCTCCCTTCATTGTTACCACTGGCCTTCTAATGCTGCGCATTTCCCGGCCAGAAAATAGTTATAATCTTTGCAATGCTCCGGGCCTTTACATTCCTTCTTCTTTCCTTCGTAAAATTCCCGGCATAGTTCGCAAAATTCACATTCGCTTTCTTTTTTCATTTTCTAAATACCGCCGATATTCATGATCGTTAAAATCACAAATACAACCGCCGCGGCCGCAACCGCAAACAATAAAATGAATAATATGATCCAGTCTGCTATGTTCATTTTTCACCTTTCAAATACAGATCTTGTAATACAGTTTCATTTCCAGATCCGAAAACTTATAGTCCGGCGCCTGTTCCGGTTCGATCGGGGCCATAAGTCCGCGCGCCTTCCAGTCCTTCGCCCGGATCTCCGGATCTATTCTGAAAGATACCATTTCCGCTTCCAGAATGTCCGGTGAAAGGTCCGCGGCGCCTTCATGAACTAAGGCGCCCTTGTAACCTGCGAAAAGGACTTCTTCGCCCTTTACAATCTTGATCCGGTCCGGGTTCGTTATCTTTTCCAGAAAATCTTTTACCGTAATCATGCAGTCACCGGATAGATCCAGATCTTGAAGATATACTTTCCGGCGTTCTCTGTATCTGCTGCCGGCTGAATGAATTTCACTTCGCGATCCAGTAGTTCTTCGTGATCTCTTATTTTTACGGATCTATCTTTGAAGGCCGGTTCTGTTTCACCTTCTTCGATAATGTGCAAAACCTGCGCCGGTCCTACTAAGGTTAAAAACTCTTTCAAAGGCAAGTTCATTTTTCCTTTCATGCTGTGTTCTCCCTTCCTGCTAATTTCTCGAAGTTGCTATTCCAAGTTCTAAAGCGATCCGGAACATTCCTTCGGCCTGTTCGCGCGGAACTCCATTTTTCACGCTGCTTTCGATAATCTCCGAAATTGCAAACGCCAACATTTGCGCGATCAGATCGCTATCCCCTACCACCTGCACCAGTGGCGGCCGGTTCTCGTCAATGCTTATTACATGGAACCCGGCCTTTTCTTTTAATCTGAACGCCTGCCCTTCTTTCAGGCGGGCTTTGAACTCTTCTTCGGATCCCGCTTCTTTCAGGTCGTCAATAGAAGGCGCCTTCTGTCCTTCTTTCTTCATGCTCTGCCCCCCCGAAGCCGAAGCGGCCTTCAATGAAGGTTCTAAATACGTCGTAATTGTTGTTACTCATGGTTTGATCTCCTTTTCTTATAAAAATTCTTCTACAATCTGCCTGGCGAAGTCTTCCGCTTCCTCTTCGTCGTATGCTTCGTCGTTGCAATATTGAAGCCAGTGTTTCCATTCGTGGGCCACGGTTTCGATCATGCTTTCTTCGCCGCCCGGTAAGTCGTCGGCAATATAGATCTTTTCTTCTGGCGGAACAAATACGCCGAAGCCTATTGATCCGTCCGGTCCTTCTATACTGTCGTAGCCTTCTAAGAACTCCACTTCCACTTCTCCGGATCCTTCCGGTGGTGGGTAATGCTTCCGCAGGTAATCTACAACGCCATATTTTCTTTTCATTTGCCGCTTTCCTTTCAAAATAACGTCAACTGCTGCGCCGTCTTCTCTGTCTTCTGGTTGCACCATATAACTTCCCGGCGCTGCTGCGCGTTCTGTGCGTAATTTATCCGTTCTTCCCGGTACCAGTCTTTCAGGCGTTCTTCGTATAGTGGCGAAGAATAACCGCTGATAATCGCCGGGCCTTTGTGCTGCAGCAATGCTTCCAGTAATACTTCGTGATCCTCGTCCGTCATTTCATGCTTGTACTGTTTCCGGCATCTGGTAGAAAGAACGTAGGGTGGATCGCAATAGATCAGAACGTTTTCAAAATTGAACTTCCGGATCACTTCTACCGCCGGGCGGTTCTCTATTTGTACGCCCCGCAGGCGCTCCGCTGCTTCCATTATCTTTTCCGGTATCTTGCACCAGTCCGCGGCCGCGTAGGCCTTTTCCCTTCCCTGAACGTCCAGTTTCCACCCTACTTTCTCGCCCTGTGTCCTGAACCCGTGGCCCATGTTTAGGCGCGTGTAAAATAGAACTGCTTTTTCAAGGTCGTTTTTCGGTTCTTTCTGGTATGCCATTTCGTAGGCTTCCCGCGAATATGGTGTGAAGTATATTTCGCGGGCCAGACGTTCCGGATCGTTCCGGATCTGCCTGAAAAGGTTTACCACTTCGCCGTCAAGATCGTTTATTGTCTCAATGTCTGATCGTGGTTTATTGAAGAAAACGCCTCCGGAACCGAAGAACGGTTCTAAATAACTGTGATGTTCTGGAAAGTGTGAAATTATCCAGTCCGCGGATCCCCACTTGCTACCCGGATATTTCATAAGCGCTTTCACTGTTTATTCTGGTTCGCAAGGTGTACGCCGAAGGCCACAAGGCCAACCGTGGCGGCGACTGCTCCCGCGATAAAACAAATAATTCCTACTGCTACCATGTTTCATTCTCCTTTCTACCTTCTGCGGGTGGTTTTTTCTGCTGCTGCCAGTGTGGTTTCTTCTGCTGCTGCCAGTGTGGTTTCTTCTGCTGCTGCCAGAATACTTTCTGCGGTAATTTCCGGCGGCTCTTTTACCGGTGCTTCCTGCTCCTGTTCTGCTTCGTCCTCTTCCGGTCCGAACTTCGCTTTGATCTCTGCGGTGGCTTCCTGCAAAGTCTTTCTGAACTCTTCCGCGTCGAAGTCCACCTTCACAACGCCCAGAACGGCTTCTTTTTTCTCTGGAATTTCCGGAACCTCTTCTTTCTTTCCGGTCATTGTCTCCCTGATAAACCGGTGCGGAACGTCGCAATTTACGGCGTTCATAACTGTTTCATACTGTGCCGCCTGCTTTACCAGTGCGAAGAACTGTGAAAACTTCACTTCGGTTCTGTCTTCTTTCGCGAACGCGTCAACTAAACTCATTTTGTTAGATCTCCTTTCTTTGGGTGAAATTGTATCTATAAAACAGGCGCGGCGCCTTGCGTCGTCCTCTTTTATAATTAAGGTGTCTTATTACCTGCCGGATCCTGCCGACTTCTTCCGCGGTCAGGCCGTCGCCGGTAATCTCGAAAATAACTTTTCTTTCCGGTCGTTCTTTCATGGCTTCACTATTCCTTTCATAATTTCCAGAACGCGGGTAAAAGAACAATTCCGGAAGCGCGGATCCTTTTCATATTCTGATCCGGCTGTTATGTAGTCATAATGTGGGATCGCTATGTCTGCGCGAAGTCCGGCGTTCTTCGGATCGTAGGGCGAACCGTTCCGGAACTCTACCCGGTGGCCGTTCGCTTCTATTGTCAAGGTTCTTTTGTTGGCCTTCGCTCCCGGTACGTCGTGCAGCGCTGCCGCGAACGTGTCGAAGGCGTCTTCCGAATACTTGCGAAGGCTTCTAAAAATAATAATCTTCGTTGCAAATTCTCCTTTCTTCCCCTGCTGCCCGCTTCCGTGGTAATATGGAAGCGAAAGGGGGTGTAATTTTGAAAAAGGATCCTGAACTTTATGAAGTCTTCGACTATTTCAGGAAAGTTTTAATTGACGAACTCGACAACGCCGATATTGAAACCACGGAAGGTCAAACAATCAAAACGGCCGTTGTAACCGCTGCTGAAAAGGTTTGTTCTCAATTAAAACTGATCGAATAGTCGGGCGCCCCGCGGTTTTCACTGCTGCGGGGTTCTCCTGAATGGTTCTTCCCTTTTTTCAATCTCCTTTTTTATTCTTGCGTCTATCATTTCCGGAAGGTAAAGAACTTCGCGGAAAGTCAGCCCTTTTTCTTCTGCTGCCTGCAGCGCTATGTTTGCCACTTCCTCGACGATCTTTGAAGTTTCTTTAAATGTTCGCAATGGTTCACGCTCCTTTCTACTCTCTGTCGCCTGTTGTTTCTTCAATAGGCGGCGTTACTTTGTGGCCGTGCCAGTCTAACGCGTATTCGTTCGGCTGACACGGTGTAGCGCCTACCCACCGTGAAAGCTGCTTTCCCATTCTGTCTAAAATGTCCTGTACTTCCGAATATGTTCTTCCGGTGCTAATCTCTTTTAACTTCTGGTAAGCCAGAAGATCTTTTTTGTTTTCTCTTTCTCTTGCAATTTTCAGAAGTGCGTCTGTTTCTTTGTCCACCGGTTCACGCTCCTTTCATTTTTGCTATAATCGGCCATTTTATAAGGGTGATATTTTCGGGCGTGTTCTTGTTAATCGGCTTTCACGCGATCCGACGGCTGTTTTTTTGTCGGGAACTTCCAAACCTTATTTACTTTCGCCTTAAAAGTAAAAAACCTGTTATCCTTCATGGAACTTTTTTAAGCGTTCGTGTTCTCCACCGCTGTTCTGTTTTCACCTTAAAAACTGAACCGAAAACCTGTTGACCTACTCCGAAAATATAACCTTTATAAAATGGCCGATCTGTTGACCCGTATTATCTCAAAACTTCACATTGTGCTTTGATTGCACTGTATCCGTCTTTTGTCTGACCGCGTTTCATTTCCCTGTAAATAGTCGCCACATGAACCCCGGTCGCTTCTGCAATCCGCTGCGGCGTCTGCTTCTTTTTTGCCATATCCCGAAGAATGGATAAAAGATCCAGCTTATGTTTGATATCAAGGAAAGAGGTTGGCTCATCCAGAATAATAATATCCGGTTCCTGGCAGATCGC